GTTTAAATGTGTTGTCACGATGGGGAAGTTCATCAAGGCTCTCAAGAAAATTGGCAAGACGACTGGACGCGTCTTGACATCTGATTCAGCTAAGAAAATCTATTCAACATTAGGCAATGCAGCTTTGAGATTTGTAGAGAGTGATGTCGGTAACGCAACGATTGACGGGCTGATCCAAGGTACGGCACAGTCTATTATTAATGGGGAGAATTTAGGCGAAAGTATCAAGCAATCAGTCGTACTTAACGTCCTACATAGCTTGGATTCGCCGCCTGATCCGTTGAGCCCAGGTGAACAGGGAGTTTATGACAAACTGAAAGATTTGGATAGGATCTCAAAGGAACAAATGCTTTTTGAGAAGTACCAGAATGAGATACAGCAACAGCTGGGGGAGGAGGTGATCAAGCTTCGCAAGTACGCCTTGGGCGAAGAAAGAATGATTGAAGAGTTAGGAGGTGAGGTAAAAGCAGTAGATTACGCGTTGGATGGCTTGATTAAGATAGATAAACTGCAGGAGGGGCAGATGCAGAGGTTGTACACCGCGTTGAGCAAGGAGAGAATCCAGCGTACTCAAGATGAAGTGGCGATGGTGAAAGATTACAATGACAAAATCGAAGCTCTCCAGTCAGCAATCTCCGTGGAGAGGGACGCTTTACAAGAGGAGGCGGTACAAGAGATTGTTGAGATGGCGACTAATGTGGTTGAAACTGCATCAGAGGAAGTTCCAGTCTTCGGGGCCGCCACCGCTAATGTCATCGCGACTGGGCGTGCCATCGAAGGCACGCTGAAGTTAAAGAATGTAATTGAAAAACTGAGTGGTATAGACCTGTCACACACCATTCGAACCCGTGTTGAGCCAAGAACGCTGGATGCGGTATTAGATTACCCAGACTCTGCGGTTCCGGAAAAACGACTAGCCGAAGGCGTTTACTCCAAGTTGACGACTATACGTGAGCATTTGCAGGAGCATGAGCATGTCAAGAAAACTATGGTGCCGAAACTGGAGCAGTGGTACAAGGATAATAATAACAAGTGGCACCCTAAGGTGATTAATCAGTCAAAAATTCCTCGGGAGAGTCAACCGCAGATCCATGTGTATTGTGCGCCGTGGGATTCAGATTATATCTTTATGCTTCGAGTAAATTCTCCACACCATATGGAATGTGGATTTTTCTTCGGCATAGATTTGCAACAGGAGTTCGTCTACTATGAAGATTTGAATCAGGAGGCGCATCATTTGAATCGCGGTGCGATTGAAGTTGCGGGACGATCCTTTAGGCAGGCTTATCGTGAGTTCTTAGCTGCATCCGCGAACAGGGAAGCTCCAGGAAAGCATCATGATCGGTTGCTACGGAGCGCGAATGGGTCACCCATATATCTTGCAAGCTTGCATTATAGTGGCAGCTATGAGGAGGTGAAGATGAACGCTCTACGGGTGGTCCATGATGAAAAACTACAGCTTCATCTTTTACGGGGACCGTTACACTATCAACGTAGAATAATAATGGCGGCTATTATGCATGGTGTCAAAATTCTTGAGGAGCCCTTTGATACTCGCTTCCTCTTACAAGGGTTGTAGGTCGTGCAACGCACACACTTAC